TAGCCGTCCATGTGCAACACTTGCTTGGTCAAAGCCGCATTCTGTTCCAGGGTCTGCTTGTGCAGGGCCAGGATGTCTTCATCCCATCCCTTGTCACGCAACGCCTGAATCTGCTGCTCAATCGTCGGAGCCGGTGCTTCGGGTGCCTGCGGTGCTTCAGTCTTGGCGGCCGGGGCTTGCTCATCCCGTTGCGCCATCTGTGTCGGCGGCGGCTGCGGTCTCTGCGACTGCAACAGCCGAGCTGCTTCCCGATCAAGCAGCGTCAGCGCCCGCTTCAACTCGTCCACGCTCCCGAACCCCGCAACGTCTTCGTCGCGCAGCCCGTAGTGACGAGCCATCTCGGCCAACTCCGGATTCAACGTCGGAGCCGCCTCCACCGCGCCGGATTTCACGTCGGCAACGGTCGTGTCTGCATGACCAGAATCCGCAACCCCGACCGAAGCGTCGGCGACGGAGCCTGCCGCCGGCTCAACAGTCCGGGCTGCGGACTCTGGTTGTTCGATCTTCTCGGCGACTGCTTCCGTCGCCGGTGTGATTTCAGTTTGCTCCCGCTCCGCCGCCCGATTCACGGCGTCGATCACTTCTTGCGGAAGACTGCCCTCGGTCTCTTTCTCGCCCGCCATCAACTCGCTCCCGAAACGAAAAAAGACCGTGCGGTGTCCCACACGGCCTTCCACGAAAAGGCAGCGAAGTTCGTGGCTTCTCGGCGAAGATCAGTCGCCTTCAGCCCATTGCGTGCAGCGGCCAGCAGGACGCCGCACAGTCTTTTTCAGTTCTAACTCTCGTTCTCTTGTGACTGGTTTCTTTCTTGCAGAGCGTTACAGACGCTCTCCACCCTGCCTAAGATGTCGGCAGGTTCTACCCCGGAGTACGCCGGATTCGCCAAACACTGTCCGAGAAAGTATTCAAACTTGGATAGCCCGCCCCAAATCGACAGCACCGCTCCGCCACCCGTGGGCAACAACTGCGACACCGGGAAGATCAACGGCGCATCATTGTGTTGAACTCTGAACGTCTTCTCTTGACCAATGATCGGTATTTCTAACCCGCTCATTCACTGCCTCCCCCATTCGGACGCTTCGGTTCCTGAATCGTTCGCAGCATCGCGATCGCCTGCCTCGCTCACTCACAGCAACTCTCTGGACAGCAAAAACGCCTTGGCCAACAACATCTCTTTCTTGCTGGGTTTCTCCACTCCCAGAGACTTGAAAATACCCCGGACTTCCGAAGCAATGCGACGCTCTCGTGTCGCGTCTCGTCTATTCAGTTCAAGATTCACGACGTCATCCAACTCTTGCTGACTGAATACCCGTTTCTGTTCCCGGTTTTTCATGCGGTCATCAAGCGCCGCAACGAACTTTCTCGGTAACGAAAGCCTCAATCTCCATTTTTTGAGAATCGACATCAACCAACCCTCCCCCAAATATCATGCCGTCCCCTGCCGTGCCTGGTAACGCTCCAGAATCTTTTTCTTCAACGCCAGGTTCGCTTTCTTCTTCCTCCGACTCGGCGGCTTGATCTCCACCCCAGCCCCCGTCTTTCCGGTCGCCACCATCCCCTTGGCGTCCAGATACTTCTTCCAGTTCCCCGGACTGCTGCCGGAAACCGTCGCCATCCCGTCACGCTCATCATTGATCTGAATGCCCGTCAATCCCTGGCTCCGGCACCACTCGTAATGCTCCCGCGCCTGACTCGCCGGAATCCCGGCCGACAGCGACTCGTGACCAGCACCCCAATACGGCTCGTGACCACCCGGAGCGCGATGCTGCTCCAACATCTGCTCAATGTTGATCTCGTAACGCTCCGCATTCCGAGCGTCGTATTCACGCTTCTCACCCACCGTCAATGTCCGCCCATTCAGGCGAAAGTTTGACGGTTCGTCAGCACTTGGCACTTGGCACTTGGCACTTGGCACTATGCGCCTCCCTGTTGACCACCCGCCCCGCTCAACAAAGACTGCACACGCTGCGTCCGCTGTCCCGCAGGGCTATTCGCTCCACTCACACTCTGTCTGACATAGTTCCGAGTCGTACTGCCGCCCATCCCCGGATCGCCGCCATCCCCACCATGCGTCGCCGGGGCCGTCGGTATCCCACCAAACTTGATCCACTGCCGCAGCTTCGGCTCGTCTTTGTAGTTCGCCAGCGTGTCCAGAACTTCCCGGAAATCCAACGACCCGCCCGCCTGCATGATCGCCGGCATCATCGGGCCAATCACTTCCTTCAACAGACCGATCAGATTGTTCGCCCGCTCGCCAGGCGACTGATAACGCATCGAATACGGTTCGACGTTGTAGTTGAACTTGTCAAACGAACCCTGACGATCCCCCGGACTCCACGAGGCATCCACCGGCAGGCTCACGCCCGGTATCTGCCGAGTCGCCTGCACGCTCTTCGTCTTGTCGTCCCACAACAAACAACACAGCGAACGAATCACCCCAGCCGTCGCGGACACCACCCGCTCCACCATCTTCGCTTCCACCGCCGTCACCGCACCGTGAATCAAAGAATCCTGCGTCGCCGTGTTCGATTGCGGACCCAAACCCGTCTTCGCGTCCAGATTCCCCGCCTGACGGCTGAACGCCCCCTCCACGATCTGCTGAATCGCCATCAAGCCCTGATCCACCTGACCAAAGCCCACTTCCTTCAGCATATCCACCGACGACACCTTGATGATGTCCCGATGCTTGGCTTCCTTCACCGCCTTCGCGTCCGCAGGATCGCCCTGGTACGCCAGCACGATCTTGTTGTTGATCGCGTCAAACGCCAGCTTCCGCCACAGCTTGTTCGACAACTCGTCAAGGTTCGCCAAGTGCTGACCCGGACCCATCCCCCACACCGCGTCCGGCACATCAATGAAGCACAGGTAATGGAACGGTCCCTCTTCCGGACCCGTCCAATCCTCGAAAAACCCAGGTGCCAACTCTTCCTGATTGCGACTCAACACCGCCCACTTCTGCTCACGCGGCAACCACACGTCCAACAGAGTCACCATCGACTCGATGTCGTCCACATCGGTCTCCGACTTCCCGGACTCGTCCGCCCGCTCCTGATTCTCGTACTTCCGATCGCTCCACTTGGAATCGGGAACCAACTGCTCGACCCACTCTGGACTGAACCGCGAATCCTGACGCAACTCAGACACCGGCACCCGGTACTGATGCGTCGCAAATCGCACTTCCTCCTCGTTCGCCGCCGTCATGTCGATCACGAAATCATCCAGCGACACGCACCACGCCGAAATCTTCCCCGGATCAACCTGCAACGTCTGCGGAATGGTCTGCTGGGCCATCCGATACGCCAGCCACACCTCCGGCGGACTCCCCATCCCTGGCTCCGGCGGGAAGTCTGGATTCATCACCGTCAGATACTTCCGGCTCGGAACCCGACCGACCTTCACCACCCCCACGCCAAAGAACCCATCCAGAACCCAACGCTGCAACGTCCGCTCCAGACGAATCTCCTCGATCAGCCGGTTCGTGCTCGCCTCGTAGTTCGCCGCGAACGCCGTTAAATCCGGGAACTGAGTGGTGATTGAGCAGCGAGGCCGTGACCCGGCCAGCGACATCATGTAACTGTCCGCCGCCAGCGCCATTTGATTGGCGATCACGACCTTCTGCTGCTGCTTCGCATCACCGTACTTGTCGCCCAAATACTGCTTGATGAGCGTATTCCGGCCCTGACGAAACGGACGCATCATCTTCTCGCTGACACGCCACACCCGCCAGAAGCTCGACAAGTCGTCTCGATTCTGCAAATCCAACATGCGTCAGAACCCCGGAAAACAATACTCCACTTCCATGAAGTGCATCGCATCCACAATCTTCCGCCACTGCTCCGAAGTCGGAAACACGTCCGTCATCGCCCGCCACAAACAGTCGTATGCCCGCGCCGCATGGCCTTCACCAGCCTCGGCGAAACAACGCTGAATCAGTCGCCGGAATTCACTCATCGTCATCTGCCTGGGTGACATGACACCTCCCCCAAATCTCAAAATCCCTCTTTATGGTTCGGCAAATTCAACACGCCGCAACAACCGTCATCACAAAATCTCCGAAACAGTGTGTAGCACCCGCGACATTCGGAGACCCCATGTTCGACCTCTTCAACTTCTCCACCGACCGCGCCGCCTACGTCGAACTCCAACGACTCAACGAGTCCGACTCGCTCCCCACCGGCAACACATCCCTCTTCTACAAAGCTCTCTGCCCCACCGAATCGCATCGCAACGTCCTCTACCGACAGAGGATCATGGAACTCGCCTTCGATCACCCACGCGCCGACGAATACCGCGAACTCTTCCGCAACATCGCCGCCCGCGACCTCCTCTGGTACGTCAACACCTTCCTCTACACCCACTCACCCAAAGACTACCCCGACCAGCCCATCCGGCCATTCGTCACCTGGCCCTACCAGAACCGCGACCTCCTAAAGCTCCAGGCCGCCATCGGCAAACACGACATCAACATCACCAAGTCCCGCGACATGGGGGCCACCTGGCTCTGCCTCCTCGCCATCGAACACCGCTGGCACTTCCGACCACACCAGAAATTCCTCATCGCCTCCGAGAAAGAAGAACTCGTCGATAAGCCCGGCGACATGCGCTCCCTGTTCGAGAAAATCGACTTCCTCCACAAGTACCAACCCGTCTGGATCAGACCACGCACCGACGCCTCCAAACGTCACAGAGGAAACGCCGACAACCTCTCCACCATCGACGGCGAAGCCACCGTCCGCGATCTCGGACGATCCGACCGACTCACCGCCTGCATGATCGACGAATACGCCTCCATCTCCTTCACCGAGGAAATCGAACGCGCCACCCGCGACGCCACCAACTGCCGAATCCGCAACTCCACACCCAAACCTCGCAACGCCGAAGGCGGTCAATTCTTCAAATTCTTCGACCGCGAATTCAAACGTGACCCCTCCCCGGAAAACCCCAAACTCATCATCCAGCACTGGACCCAACACCCCCTCAAAGCCGCCGGCCTCTACAAACGTGACCCCTCCGGAATCAACGTCCCACTCGACCACAACACCTACGACTTCCGCTCCGACTTCCCCTTCACCGACCAAAACAAGCCTCGCTCACCTTGGTACGACGAACAATGCGAACGAGTCACCTCCAACCTCGAAATCGCCCAGGAACTCGACCTCGACTTCTACGGACTCGGACAACGCGCCTTTGAAGCCGCTCTGCTCTCCAAACTCCTGCTCAACACCAAACCACCCGCACAACAGTTCCAACTCTTCCTCGACGACAACAACCAACTCGTCTTCATCCCCAACTGCGACGGAAACTTCCGACTCTGGTGCCCATTCCCCCAAAACGAACCGCCACTCTCCACCTACGTCTTCGGTGAAGACATCGCCGCAGGAACCGGAACTTCCAACTCCGCCATCTGCATCATCGACTCCGGAATCCGACAAGTCGTCGCTACCTTCAAAGACAACTCCATCGACCCCGCCAAATTCGCCCAACTCGCTAACGCCCTAGGACGACTCTTCCACAACGCCTTCCACGTCCCCGAAGTCAACGGGCCCACAGGCCAGCAATTCCTCGTCGCCATGATCCCCATGAACACCAACGTCTTCATGCGCTCCGTACACACCGAACTCCCACTCCAACGCAAATCCAAACGCTACGGAATCCACAACTCCGATCGCGGCACACTCCTCCTCACTCAACTACACATCGACCTCAGATCAAACCAACTCACCATCCCCGACGAACAAACCCTACAAGAACTCTCCGAATACGAACTCGCCGACGACGCCAAATTCAAACACGGCGGCGCACAAGACGCTGACTCCGAAGCCCACGGAGACCTCGCCATCGCCACCGCCGCCGCAGCCCTCGGTCTCCGCGAACGTCCCGGCCTCCCACCACCAAAAGTCAACGCCGCCATCCCATCTCTCGCCGACACCTTCGCATCTCTCAACGCCGACGATGCCCTCTCCGGAAACTGCATGGCCGCTCGACTGGAACTCCATGACTGCAACGACAGGTTTGACCCGTGGGAACCATGATCGCAGGTTCAACGGCAGGCAGGGCAAAGACTAGATCGGATACCCGGCCGGACAAGCCGGGGGGGTCTGGTTAAGATTCGGCCGACCTACGACCGGGAGCCGCTCATCCTCCCCAGCTCGCTGCCGACGCACCGCCACCACCGCGATCACCACGTCAACGCACAAGTTTCCGCTCATGTGTCATTCGATGTGCTCGACGTAACCTATTGCCGCATCGAACAAAACCCCTGTTTTTTTCGTCTTATCCTGTCGGCCTCCGAAGCCCGTGGCATTTGCCTGCAACGCATTGTCAGATATATGCTTGCGTCGTGCGTCAAATTGCGTGTGCCAATGGACTGTCGAGGCTCGACACCCCCTCGACGCCTCGCTGCGGCCGGCCGCCCGGCATGACCCCGACCGACCTCGACCAGCAGGCCCCCAAGCCATCTACGAACGGCCACGACCTTCGTACTACGAAGCCTTTCGTACATTCCGCCGCCGCCGCAATTTCGTCACGCTCTGGCACGGAATTCTTACTCTAATAGGTTAGAGCCGCGCACTAACGGCTCGACTGCCGCGTGTCAGGGATCACGCAAAGGGTTCTACCATGCGATTCGAGTTTGAAGAGATTGACCTAGTCGAACACTCTGGCGACGTGATGATCAGGGCTGAGAGCGAAGCCGAGGTAAAAGAAGTCGCCGACCATTTCCGGCTTTTCAAGGACGATGTTCGCGGCTTGGTTGCCGCCCTCGACGCGGGCACGCTGACCCACAGACTGACGGCCTACAGCTCCTTGGGTAATCGCTACCGTTGGTTCGAGGTTCACGGTTCGCTCGATATCGAGTTCTCCGAACCCTACCTGGCTCTGCTGGTGAACCGCACTGGCCTGGATACCGGCGGCATTCTGCCTGACCTTGATCTACAGGGACCGACCCTACGCCACACTCATTACGCGGTCCGCGTGTGGATCGAGCAGGGGCACATCTGCTTTATCGCCTACGACTCGGCGACCGAATGGAACGGCCGCGACGCAGCCACGAACGCGGAGGCCTACGTCAGCGATTACTTGAAGGAGGCTTTCGGCGTCCGCCACCATGAGCCGGAGTTCATAGCAAACAGGGCCGGGACTTACTCGCGGAACCCGAACTACCTGAAACGGCACAGACCTAAGCCGGCGGCCTCAAACAAAATCCTCAAAGATGCGCTGTTTCAGTGGTGGCTCGGCAACCACGCCAACGAGGCGCAGCGGGCCGTCATCGCTTCTGCGGTTCAATGCCACGACTCGAACCGGACACCGTTCAAGGGGTTCGACGAATACCATATTCATTACGACAACTGGAAAGCATCCTGCACCTGGGCCGAGCTGATGGCTCTGCCCAGCAATCAGGTCGCTCATGCGGCGGACTGAGCCACTCTCCCGCGACAGGGTCCGCCCACAGGGGCGCGCAGTTTCGACGC